TGATGAGTCAAGGCTAACATGGCCCAGCTACTGAGAGCACCCATAGGTTGACCAACAGCATATCGGAGAGGAATATACTTCACTCCCCGAGATACTCCTGGTAACCTATCTGGGCAATGGTAATCCCGGTCGACTAGCAGTGAACGTCACTTCTCACCAAATCCTGAACCAAAGAATTGGTCCAGAATCTGTGCTTGAAGGACGACTGGTAATCTATCCGTTGCAGCTGACAAATCATACGATCAGAACCTTTTATGGCCTAATTGTAGAAGTCTTCGCACCGGAGACTCTTGGTTAAACGTTCCATCCTGAGGGAGCTTTCGTAGAATCGAAAACACCTTCATATGGAGGGGACGAAGTAACCATTGAGTCCAGGGATCAACCATCGCAAAGACACGTACTTTACCCGCGGGTTCCACCTTCAAACCTAGCTTACCAAGAGCCAGAACGTCACTTCCAAAATGGTCGGGACGAACTGGACTCTTAGCAAGGTCAGCTATCCGGTGGACAGCCCACGTGTTATTCGTAGCATTAGCGTATGCTCTTACAGCGTTAAGTACTTGAGGAGACTCACTGATTCTTCGAGCAGCTTCCACAACCGAAGACCAAGATGACGAAGTCATCCCAGTCTCCGCTGTGGGAGCACTCTTAGAAATCGGATGAGGCTCCGATCCAAGATTAAACGTCTCTATCAATGGATCCACAAAGCGGACTCGTGCCTTGATCAAAGGCGCGAACCCTGTCACCAGGAAAGATTTTCATCCCTCCTGGAATCTTCCTAAATCCACTCCCGGCTTAGTGATGGTAGATGTCTTAATAGGACCGACAAACTCTAAAACCCGATAAATCGAGAATAGAGAAAGTCAGAACTTTATACACATCGCATCACCAGCCAGGATTCTCTGCCTCTGCTGATATGGAATAATCCGGGGTAAACCCGAGTTACTCCGCGAGAGTCTAGGGCCAAGGCTCGTCAAATCTCTCACACGATATCCAGCAGATGCTTGTTGAAGAACAACAGAAGCGACCTTAAGGTATCTTACTACCCCAGGGACGCCCTGTGTCTTCTTCAAGACCCACAGGAACCGGATGAAGGACAGGCTAACTTTGACCCAAGATGGGTTCAAGGTTCCTACCACGACACGGCCGACACATAAAATCGGTCGAAGAAGTGGTAACCCCGCTTTTACACGGAGTAAGCCAGTGAAATCTGGAATACGATTACGCAACCATGAGCGAATAGATAAAATATTTACTCGTCTCATAATTTGTGTAATTTCTTTAAGCATAGAGACCTACGGACTAGTCCACCTAAATGGACCGTATACTCGTCTTTAGACGAATACTCGCTACTACTCGGCACACGGATTATTTTCGCTTTCACTACTCAATCTCCTGACTGTGTCAAGGTTCACACTCTATGCTGGGTTAAGAGACCCAGAGCGAACCTACTCTACTACTTCCTGCCCATTTCATTATTTACTTTGGACATCCCAACTTAGGGGCTAGGTAGCACTACATCGTCTTGCAAACTCTATTGTATTCTTTCTTTCACCCTTCGGTTTCCGGACTTTCGTCCGGGCCGCAGGCTCCCCTATCAAGGGGCCTTATAGGCCTTCCGGTCTATTATCTTATCTCAAGTTTTCACTCGAGACCGACAATAGTCGGAACACTCAAAGAGTGATAGTGGCGCTTAGGAGCTCAGTATCATAGTCGATTTGACGACTCTGACACCAAGCCGGACAGGCTTTGTGTCCGTAGAAGATACAAA